GACTCAAAGCGCAGCCAGTCAGGTCACACTTGACGAACCAGTAGTGGAACCGGACACACCTGTGGCGCACGCAAACGTGCGGGATCAACCGTCGTCTGCGGGTCGTGTCGGAACCGTTGTAACGCGTCGACTTGAAAGCGACTTTGAGCGTGACACGGTGGCGGCAAAGGTGCCGCGCAAACGCAAACCGAAAGCGGTTGAGGCTGACATGACGAAGGTGCGACGCAACGCTATTGACACTGCACTGGCGGCGCTTGCTGATCTGCCAGAGGTTGAGGCGGGTTGCATCGCTGTGCCGTGGCTGGTTGCTGAACGAGTGCTTGTGCCGACCGCTGACTGGGCTGACGCAACGCTCAACACTTATCAGATTGAACAACTGTTTGCGACACAGGCAACGCTCAAGATCGACAACGTGGTCTGGCATCTAGAACATCTCGGCACCGCAGACGTTGGCCGCAACGCGCATCCGAACATCACATTGGTTGATGGTGAGCCACGCATCCACGACGGTCATCATCGCCTTGCTGCGTTGTGGTTGTTGGGTGTTGTGTTTGCTAACTGTTGGACGTTGAAGCCTTAGCGCCGCCTGTGCCTTTGTCTGTGTATCCCAACGCTCGCAGATGATCGTTGAGTGAGTCACCGCAACCGGCGCAAACGACTTCGGCAAGGTAACGGTTGAAGGTGCGCGAATCTTTGTGTGTGGTCACATGGATCGCCCATTCGTTGTTTGATTCGTGGTGACCGGCAACCCAATCTGCAAGCGCGTGTGTTGCGTCGCTGCCCGGTTGACCTGTTGACCGTTCGGGTGCGAACACGCGCAACAGTCTCAACGATTGCAACGAACGAATGTTCATGCCGTGGTCAATGGTGGCGATGATGGTGTCACCGTCAATGATGCGTTCGATGCGCGCTTGGTAGTCGTACATGCTGCGGATGGTAGCGCTAGTTGCGTGACGTTGCGGCGGCGGTCATACTTGAGGCAACGAAGGAGTCTTGATGATCGTCGGTTCAGTAACAGTGCAAAGTTTGTCGGTGGCACTCGTCCACAAATGCACGACTTCAATGGGTGTCGATGTTGTCTTGTCCACTACCGGTGCGGGCGGTGATGTTCATTTCGGCAACGCAGATGTGAACGCCACAACGAACTTCGGGTTCCACATGGCGAACAGCGTGGACGCACTCACTGTGTCGCTGCCGTTTGGTGAAGCGCTGTACGCAACCACATCTGTTGCCACTCCTGTTGTTCTCAAGTTTGCTGTGATCGGTAAGGCGCTGTGACGAACACAAACATCTTCGCCCGCATCATCAAGCAAGACAAACAAGCAGACGGCACGCTTATCGTCACCGGCATCGCGACCGACAACAGCATCGACTCTGACGATCAGATCTGTGACCCCACATGGCTCAAGACTGCAATGCCTGACTGGTTTCGGTGGGGCAACATTCGTGAGCAACACAGCAACATCGCAGCCGGTGTCGCGACCGAGTACGAAACCAAAGGCAACGAACACTGGATCACTGCGAAAGTTGTTGACCCTGCCAGTGTGAAGAAAGTTGAGTCAGGTGTTCTCAAAGGTTTCTCCATCGGCATTCGTGGACCGCGAGTTGTGAAAGATAACAAGGCGGCGGGCGGTCGTATCGTTGACGGCGAGATTGTGGAAGTATCACTCGTGGACAGACCAGCAAACCCTATTTGCACGCTTGCGCTTGCGAAGTCGGTTGATGGTGTTGTGACCGCTGTGGAAGAACTGAACGAGAAAGCGATGGACAACATGGACGAAGAAATGACCGAAGAAACCAATGAGGAATCGGCTGCTGACAAGAGTGAGATGACCGATGATGGTTCGTCGCCTGTCGCTAAAGCTGAGCCGCCTGTTGAGGAATCGTCACAAGAGATCGGTGAGGAATCGTCACAGGCAATCGGTGAGGAATCGTCACGCGAGGGTGGTGTTGCCGGTGTCGCTGGCAAGACTCTTGAGGATCGCCTTGGCATGATCGAAGAAATGCTGACCATGTTGTATGACAGTCACATGAAGGCCGAGAAGGCGGTGACACGACCCGACATTGAGAAGTCAGTACAAGACGTTACTGAGCGAATGTTGGTGTTGGAGAAAGCCGCAGCAACCGGCGGTCCTGTTCGTGCAGCAGTCGGGACACCACCCGCAGCAATCAACGAGAACATCAGCCGCGCACAGAGTTACCGTGCAAAGGCGATGACCACTACTGACCCGCGAATCGCACAAGGGTACTTGGCGCTCGCTCACGACCTTGAAACTCTCAACGCCTAGAAAGGGCAAACGATCATGGCAAACAACTCAGCCGAAATGTTCGGCACTAACGACCCGAAAGAGTTGGCGCTTCGCACTGACGCTTTCAACGAAGCAATCAGCAAGTCACTTCAGTCGGCTGACATGGCGCAGGCCACACCGAACACGAACAAGTCGTTCGGTCTTGACCCTGTGTCAATCGGCAATCAGATCGCCGCACAGCGCGAGATTCTGAAAGACATCACGGTTGGCTCAACTGTGTCCGGTGGTATCTACACCGCTGGTTCACCAATCGGTTCGGGCATCGTTCCGTTCGACTTGGAAGCACCTGCCAAGTACCTCGCGCCACGCCCAACGCCACTGCGTAACAAGATGCCACGACTCAAGGGTTCCGGCACTTCGCACCGTTACAAGCGCATCACCGCAATCACTGGTTCGGGTACGGGTCAGGGCGACATCCACCCCGGTCTGTCAGAGATCACGCAGAACAACTTTGCACCTGCGGGCGCATCACAGGCGTTGTACTACGCACGCGGCAGCAAGATCGCCTACACCGGTGACGACAAGATCGTCCCTTACTACCAGTTCGGTTTGTCGGACTCGGTGTCATGGGCGGCACAGTACGCCGGTCAAGGCTTCCAAGACATTCGCTCACTGTCGGCACAGTCGCTTCTTTACTCGTCCATGCTGATGGAGGAGAAGATGATGCTCATGGGTCGCGGTGCTACTGGCGGCGGTTTCGTTGGCGCACTCACCGCACCAACGATCACGCTGTCTGCCCGTGCCGCTGTCACTGGCGAAACTGGTTTCGCTTCGACCGGAACCCTGTATGTGGCGGCAACCGCTGACGCAGGTTCGTTCGGTCAAAGCGCTGCATCAGCAATCGTGTCGCAGGCTTGGACAGCCGGTCAGGTCATCGTCGCAACAGTGTCGGTGCCATCGGTCGGCGCACTCGGGTATCGCTACTACAGCGGCACTGTGAGCGGACTCACGACTCAGTTCTACAACGGCCGTTCAGGCAACAACACGTTCGTGATTAGCGGACCTGCTCTCACAAGCGGTGCGGTTGCTACGGCTGTTGATACCTCAAGCTACGCGCAGGGTTATGACGGCATCATGCCAATCGTGACCGGCGCTGACTCGGGTTACCGCAAGGTCATCAACAGCACGTTCAACGCTTCGTCACCGGGCGCAGAGTTCCAGACCTGTTTCAGCGCACTGTACGATTCGGTGAAGGCTGACCCTGATGAGATTCTGTTCAACGGTGCAGACCGCAAGCAGATCAGCGAACTGTTGAAGAACAACTCAAGCACGAACTACCGTCTGACACTCCAGCAGGACGAAGTTGGTAACGCAGTCATCGGCAGCGTTATCACCGCCATCCAGAACGAAGTGACCGGCAAGGTTGTTCCGATGACTGTTCATCCGTGGATGCCACAGGGCAACACTGCTGTGTTGTCGTACCAGTTGCCGATCCCTGATTCGCAGGTGTCGAACGTGTGGACTTCGGTCAACGTGCAGGACTACACCGGCATCAACTGGCCTGTCACGCAGTTTGAGTACGAAACTTCTTCGTACTGGTACGGCACGTTCTTGTGCTACGCACCGGCGTGGAACGGTTCAATCACCGGCATCACCGCCGCCTGATAACAATCGTGTGCGGTCGGGCGGGACACCCATCTGTCGCCCGACCGCACACACTTGATGGGGAGAAGAAATGAAACGACTACTACCGCCCGACAAGGCGGTTCTGGAGACTGGTGTGCCACGCGCTAACGGTGGCGAAACTGTCTACAGGCAGCACCGTGACGGCACCATCCATGTCGCTGATGCTGATGTGCGAGCGCTCAAACAAGCGGGCTACACCACACCGTCTGCGGGCGGGTTTGCTAGGTCGCACGGGTGGCGTTGCGATGACTGCGGGTTCCACGGTTACTTCCGTTTGTGCGGTCGTTGCAAAGGCGAGAACACGCGCAGAGGCGATGCGGTAACGTAGGCAACAAGGAGATGACATGGCGCAGAAACTGACGACACTTTCACCGTTGTTCTCTACGCCGTATCTCACGGTTGCTGAGTACAAACAAGCGCCTACTGGTGTTGATGTTGACGACTTCGTTGGTGGCGGTTCGATCGGGTTGAACGATCAAGAACTGACAAACGTGATTGCTCGTGCGTCATCGTGGATGGACGCACACTGCGGGCAGGTGTTAGGCGCTACACAGGACACAGAGTCGTTTCGTGCGCGCACTTCGCGTGACGGGTTCTTGCGAGTGCATCCGAGGTACTGGCCGATCATTAGCGTTGTGTCTGCGTCGTTTGGTGGCAGCCCGTCGTTGATGAGCGCGTTGGATGTTTCGACCGCATGGTTGGAGCCGATGGCTGTGGTGTTCTCGTTGTCGTATGGGTCATCGTTCAGCGGGCAGTTGCAGTTCTCGCGTGTGATGAGTTTGACGCAAGAACAGTTCGTCACGATGACTTATGTGAACGGGTACGCGAACACTGTGCTGACCGCTCCGCAAGGTCTTGTCGCAACGATGAACGTGAGCGACACAACAGGGTTCCAACCGGGCATGTCGTTTCGTATCTATGACGGCATCAACAGCGAACTGGTGAAGGTGTCGTCAACGTATGTGCCAACGACCGGAGCGGGCGCTGTAACGCTCTCTGCGCCCTGTTTGTTTACTCATGCGACTGGCACATCAGTTTCGGCTTTGCCGCCCGCTGTGAAGCAAGCAGCTATCTCTATGGTGAACGTGATCCTCAAGTCACGAGGCAACAGCGCACTCGTCATGGGTTCACTGACACCCGGTCAGATTCAAGCGCACAATCCTGCGGTCGCTAACGACTACGAAATGGCTTGCAGTCTGTTGGCACCGTACCGTCGGATTCGTTGATGTCACGCGCAACTGTTCGTGCTGCGGTCGCCGCCTACTTCGCGCCGCCTGTTGTTACCGGTCTGAACAAGGTGTTCAGTGCAGCACCGAAACGCATTGAAGGCACATGGTTTCGGTATGGGCAACCGGCAGGCACTTGGTCGGGTGCGGTCGGTGTCATCGGCATTGTGTCCGAGTCGGAAGAACGCATCGCGATCGGTGGCGAAACGTCCGGTAAGAAGTGGGTGCATTACGAAGTCGAAATGCAACTCTTTCAGCACTCGGTACGCACTCACAGTGAGGATGCGATGGCCGACTTCGACGCAATGGTAGACAACTTCAAGGACGAGTTGCGGGCGGGTCGCAGACTCAACAACTACCCGATCATCTTTGAGGCTGGCGAACGAGAGTTGGTGGGCGAGTATGGTGAGCCAAAAGTATTGGCAGACGGCGCAACCGAGATATGGGGTGCCGTCCGGTTTGAGGTTTCGGAGGTTCTAACAGCATGAAGATCACAGTGACTGAGGAACGTGTGTTCCCTACTCTTGGCATTATCGCGCAAGCCGGTGACACGGTGGAACTGCCCGATGATGTTGTTGTAGTGTCGTCGAAGAAACTGAACGCAAAGGATGTGATCGCTGATGGCACTGCCACGGTCTAGGTCTTATTTGGGAATCGCTAAAGAAACCCGTCCGGCTCCCGGTGCTGCGCCGACTGCTGTCGCCGCCACCGACTTCATTCCGTACACAAGCATCACGCCTGCGGACAACATCACCTACTACGACGACAAAGGCGTGCGCGGTTCGATGGCCGACCAGTACGGCATTGTCCAAGGTGGCATCTATTCTGAGTTCGAGTTCGCTGGCGATGTGTTCGCTGACACCATCGGTTACCCGTTGTCGGGTGTGCTCGGTGATGTAGTGACCACAGGTGCGTCGGCACCGTTCTCGCACGCAATCAGCACGCTCAACTCGCAGACCACAAACGGTCAACCGGTCACCTATACGTTGTCGGATTACTACGGTTTGGGTGCCGCTACGACACGCCAGTTTGCCGGTGTGCAGTTCCAGTCAGTTGACCTCAAGTTCACCGCTGACGCATTGCTGACATACAGCGCGAAGGCGCTTGGGTATCAGTCGGCAACCGCAACGAACCCGACACCATCGTTCTCCACGCTCACACCGATCCCGGCGTGGGTGGGTGCAGTGACACTCAACGCTGCGTCATCAATCTTGGTTGCAGAAGGTAACTGCACGATTGAACGTCCGGTCACACCGATCTTCACAGTGGACAACAGCCAGCGCCCGTACCAGTTGTTTGCTGGCGCTGTGATGGCTTCGGGTGCGCTGAACCTTGTGTTTGAGACTGACGCACAGTTGTTGTTGTTCTTGAACAACACGCAACCGAACCTTGTGGTGGACTTCTCGCAGGGTGCCGGTGCGGCGCTGACACAGGTGAAGATCAACATGACGAAGGCTGCGATCACTGTCGGCGCGATCAAGCGCGACAAGGACTATGTGGAACTGTCGCTGACATACAAGGCGATCGCGAACACGACTGACGCGGGTGCGTCGGCTGGTTACTCACCGATCAAGGTGACGTTGCAGAACGCCAAGCCAAGCGCCACTTACGCCTAACCAACAAACATGAAAGATGGGTCAGAATGAAACGCGAGAATGTCACTGGCGGCTGGGTTGATTATCGTGAACCCGAAGACACACCCGAACGGTTGCGTCGTCGAGTCACGACGATGGCGGGCAAGGCGGCGGGCATCGCTCAACGCATGGGCGGCGATTCGTTGCCCGAAGGTCAAGTCGTTGAGATTGCAACAGAGGACATGCAGTTCCTACTTGAGTTCAACGATGCTGTCGCTATGTGCTTAGTGATGGGGTGGTCGTTTGATTGTCCGGTGACCTCAGACGGTTTGCTTGACGTGCCCGCTGCCGCTTACGACGAGATCATCAGGCACGGGCAAGCACTCGTTGTTCGCTTGCTGCCCAACTTTGCAATCGACCCCGACCCAAAAGTCCCTACCGCGAACTGAAACGCATCGGGGACGGTTTGCGCGGCATGTCCGACGAACGGTTCCCGGTGCGTCCCGAGTTTCGTGATTACCGTCTAGCTAAGACGTTTGGGTGGACTCGTCAACAGATTGATGAGCAACCGGCGGTGTGGTTGGATTGGTTGTTACAGATCGACGGGAAAGTTCGTGAGGTTGAAGCAAGTGCAGCTAACGGCGAGTATTGATGACGGTGGTTGGGCTAAGCGTTTCGCTCAGTTCACCGCACGCGATCTTGACACGGCGATCAGACGTTCCGTGACTGAGGTTGCTTTGCGTGGCAAGAACGAAGTCGTCGGCCGTCAAGGCTTGTCGAAGTATCCGCGCCACAAAGCTGGAACACCAACATCGTCGCCGCCGGGTGAGCCGCCCGCACAGGTCAGCACAGCGTTGCGGAAGTCGATCAAGAACGAACCTGCGGTGCGTGTCGGGTTTGGTTCTTACACTGCGTCGGTGGCGGCTGCGATGGAATATGCACGCGCACAGGAGTTTGGTATTCCCGGCAGGTTGCCTGCTCGCCCGTTCATGCAACCCGCATATGACAGACTGTTCGGGAGCGGTGACGCTGAACGCATCTTTGACAACAGGATGACGAAAGAACTGGACAAACTTCGTGGCATCTAACGCACCAATCAGGATCACGTTCGCCGGTAACGCCACAGGTTTGCTACAAGCGGCTGAGAGCGCTCAGAAGTCGTTAGCGGGTGTAACGGCAGGATCGAAGCATATGGCGCAGCAGACAGCGGCTGCGGCGGCGCAGACGGGCGCTGCGAGTTCTAGTGCTAGTCACGGTCTGACAAGCATGGCTGCGAGTGTGCAGAAGTTCTGGAGTGACGCAGCAAAGGCAACACAGCACTCGTCGCAGCAGACTGCGGGCGCGTCGAAGCAGACGGTCGCTGCGTGGCATCAAACGGTTGGTGCGAGTTCTGCTGTCGGTCAGGGTTTCACGAACATGGCGGGCAAGGTGCAACAGGCTTCGGCAAGTGTGCAGAAGTCTGCGTCGGGTATCGCTAAGGGTGCGAAAGATGTTTCGGTTCAGACTTTGGCTGCGGGTGTCGCTGTCGGTCAGGTCTATGCGGACATGGCGAAGAAGGCGTTGTCGTGGGCGAAAGAATCTTTGGGTGCGTTCAACTCGATTGCGGGCGACGTTCGCAAGCTGAAAGGTCAGCTTGGCGGCACAGCCGAAGAAATGTCGCAACTGCGGTACGCAGCCGACCATGTTGGTGTTTCTGTAAGCACATTGTCGCGTGGCATGGTGTTGTTGACTTCGCATTTGCAGAAAGGTGATGATGCGGCGCAGCGGTTGGGTGTGTCGATGGTTGACGCACAGGGCAAGATCAAACCATCTGGACAACTGTTGGGTGAGGTGAGCGACAAGTTGAACGAGATGGGTGCCGGGTTGCAACGCTCGGCACTGGCGAAAGAACTGTTCGGGCGCGGTGTTGCTGAGTTGAACCCGTTACTCGCGCAAGGCTCTGAAGGCATTGAGAAGTACAGCGAAGAAGCCAAGAAACTAGGGCTGGTTCTGTCGCAAGACGATCTAGACGCGTCAAAGAAAATGAAATACGCGTTCAACGAAATGCACGCAGCGGTCGAAGGTATCTACGTTGCAATAGGCCGCAACCTTGTGCCAGTCATGTTGACGTTTGCGACGACGGCGAAAGATGTTGTGATGTGGTTGCGTAAAACTTGGACGGAAGGCGGCACGCTCTCAACGGTTCTGAAAGTTGTTGTTGGCACGGTTGTCGCGCTGACGACAGCAACGGTTATTTATACGGCAAGCATCAAGGCGTGGGCGGCGGTTACGCGCATTGCGACTGCGGTGCAGACAGCTTTCAGCGGCGCGCTAGCTGCGAACCCAATCGGTCTCATCATTGTTGCGATCGTTGCGTACATTGCGGCGATGATCTATCTGGTCAAGACTTTCAAGCCGGTCGGTGACGCAGCGATCTTGTTAGGCAAAATACTCGGCACCGCTATCGGGTACGGGATCTACATTGCGCTGAACGCGATCAGGTTGTTTGTTGATGCGTTAGCAACACTTGTGGACGCAGAGTTGGCGACTGTTTCGGCGCTTGTGAAACTGGCAAACCTCATCCCCGGTTTCAGCGCCGTTGACGGTGCTTTTGATATTTCGTCAAAGATCGAAGCGGTGCGAAACGGTGTTCGCGGAATGACCGATGTGATCGACACGAATCTTTCTAAGTGGGCTGACACCGCAAAGGCTAAAGGCGGCGAGTACGGCGAGAAACTCGCAAAGGGTTTGGTTGATGCAATCAAGAATCTGAAGATGCCGAAACTCGGCGGCGGCGCAACACCTGACTATCAGCAACCAGACTACGAAGATATAACTGGCGGCGGTGGTGGTGGCGGTAAGGAAGCGGCGACCATCGACGCGATCGCACAGCGCAAGCAGATGATCTTGGACTTCTTCACGCAACTCATCAGCACAAGTCGTGACGCGCTCAACGCCATTCGCACCGCTGCGGTTGATGCACGCAAACGCATGGACGAAATGTCCAAAGGCATCCAAGAGTCGCTTGCAAATGCGTTCTCTATCACAGCGCTTACCGAATCATCGTTCGCGAAATATCTTGGTGTGGATGCGTTGTTGGGTGCGTTCCGCAAACGTCTGGCTGACATGCGTTCGTTCGTTGCGAACGTGAAGAAGTTGCGGGACATGGGGTTGCCGTTAGAGATGCTTCAAGACATTGTGAGTGCGGGTGTGCAAGGTGGTTCGGCTGCGGCGCAGTTGATCGTCAACAACCCGTCAAGCATCAAAGACTTCCAAGCGTTACAAGCTGACATGGCGAGCGCTACTGCCGAAGCGGGCGCAACTATTTCGCAAGCGGTGATGGGGTCGCAGGTGTCGGCGTTGACAGCGCAAGCGAACACGACACAGCAACAGTTCGCCGGATACTTGTATCAGGGTGCGTCGTTGGGTTATCAGCCGACTGCGGCTGATCTGTCGGCGGGCGGCGCAAACATCTCTAACGAAGTCAACATTGATGTGAGCACGAACGCTGATCCTGCTGAGATTGCAGCGGCGGTTGCGTGGGCGCTCAAGACTGGTCAGACGTTGGGCATGGGTTCAGCGGCTGCGATTCCTGCGCCGCCTGCGCCACCAATCACCGGTAGAGGCAACAAACTCAAGACCCGCAATGCGTTAGGTGACCGAGCGGCAACGCGACTGACAAGAGGTTTGACATGACGACACCATCATCGGTCTACGGATTCAGTTTCAACGGCTGGTTGTTTGGCGGTGCCGGACAAGGCGTGCAGGTGCTGTCAATCGACGGGCTTGAAGATGTGCCGTCGCTACGCACACAAGACGAAGGGCGAGGCTACTCGGATGGTATGTGGACGGGTTCGGATGCGTTGAACAACCGGTCGATCGTAATGACCTTGCAGATCATGTCTGATGCGAACGCGTCCATGTTCACCTACCTTGACCAACTCAAGACCTATCTCATCTCTCAGACGACTGGCACAGGTGTGTTGCAGATGTTGTTGCCGGGTCGTGGTGTGCAACGCGTGAACGCGCGTGTGCGTCGTCGTTCTATTCGCATTGACCCCGAGTTCACCTACGGGCGCGCTACAGCGGTCGTTGAGTTCTTCTGTCCTGATCCACGCATCTACAACGACACGCAGACGACAGGCACGATGCTTGCGTCTAGCGGCGGTTCTCGCACCTACCCGCGCACATACAACCTTGCGTATTCGGGTGGTGCTATTGGGCAGACTGTGACACTCACAAACGCCGGTAACTACGAATCGTGGCCGATCTTCACGTTGACTGGTGCTTGCACAGCACCACAGATTCTGAACATCACAACAGGGCAAGTGTTGACGTTCCCTGCGGTCACGATGGCAGCAACTAATGTGATGGTTGTGAACAGTGACTTGCGAGCGGTATTGATGAACGGTGCAGCGGCACGCAACCTGTTGGGCAACACATCACAGTGGTTCTCGTTGCCTGCCGATGTACCAACCACGTTGACGTTGAGCGTCGGCGGCGGCAACCCAACGTGCGTCGTGAGCTATCGTGACGCGTACATCTAAGGAGCACACATGGCGTTCACACTGACACAACCATCGTATTCAGCAAACGGTTCTTACACCGCAGCGCAAGATCGTTTGTTCATCAAAGCGGCAACACAGACTGCGGGTGTGCGTGTGCTTGGCGCACCGTCTGGCGGTCTTGCTGTGGGCGATCTGAACGTGCGCTCAACAGCAACTGGTAACGCTTCGGTGAGTGTCGCTGCGGGCGATGTTGTGGTCGCTGGTGTGGCGGGTGGCGGCAACTACTTCGGTGTGAACGATGCGGCAACAACAGTCGGTCCTTTGGCTGCTTGCCCAACGAACACTCGCATCGACTTGATCGTTGTGCGTGTGTCCGACCCCGGCACCACACCTGTTATTTCGTTTCAGATTCTCACGGGCACAGCAGCGGTTTCACCTGTTGCGCCGACACCAACTGTGAGTTCGACGGTGACTGAGTTGGCGTTGGCTTCGATTGCTGTGCCTAACGGTTTCTTGACAACTTCAACGATTGGTGCGGGAACGATCACTGACTTGCGCCCAAAGGGCTTTCTGCCGAACGTTGGTGCGGTGTCTAACTCTGCAACTGTTATTCCGTCACCGGCTGAGGGTCAGTTGATCTTCAACACGACAACGAAGATGATTCAGGTTTACAACGGTGCGACATGGGTGCCGAACAACGGTGTGATGGTGTTCGCCAGCACAGCGTTGCGTGACAGTGCGATCCCGTCGCCTGTGAACGGGATGTTTGCTTACACAACGGACACTGGCACGTTCTGGGTTTACTCGGGCGCAGCGTGGACGGTTCCCGATAACGATGTGCAAGTGTTCACGACTGTTGGCACAGCGACTTGGACGAAGCCGTTGTGGGCGACCGCAGGCAGCGCTTTGGTTTCGGGCGTGTGCATCGGTGGCGGTGGTGGTGGCGGTGGCGGGCGCACTGATGCGGGCGGCACCGACCGAGTGGGCGGCGGCGGTGGTGGCGGTGGGGCGCGCACGGTGTTCATGTGGCGCGCAAGTGACATGTCTGCGACCGAAACGGTGACTGTTGGTGCGGGTGGTACTGCGGGTACAACATCAGGTTCGGTTGTTGGTAACGGTGGCGACGGCGGCACAGGCGGCAACTCGTCGATCGGTACTCGCGTTGTTGCGCGCGGCGGTCGCGGCGGCTATGGCGGTATATCGACGTTCTCTAAAGGCGGCACATCTGGCGACGGGTCACAAGCAACTTTCGCAGGACAAGCATCCGGCAACCTCATCGCAAGTCTCGGCGCAGGCGGCTTCGGTGCTGCCGGTATTGCGGGACAAGACGGCGGGCTATTAGGAAATGGACCGGGTGGCGGCGGCGGCGGCGGTGGCATTGTTATCGCAGGCACTTCGTTCTCGGGCGGCGCAGGCGGCGGCACATCTGCAATCGCTGGAGTTGCTGCGGGTGTTGCGGGTGGCGCAGTGCAAGCCGGAACGCCGATGGGTGGCGGCGGCGGCGGCGGTGGCACAGGCGGTTCGGGCAACGGTGGTGCGGGCGGTCTGTACGGCGGCGGTGGCGGCGGTGGCGGTGGTTGTCTGACTGGTACTGCGACCGCTGCGGGTGCGGGTGCTGCCGGTATGGTCATCATCGTTACATCACGCTGATGGACACGTTTGTTGCGCTCATCATCGGCGTTCTGATCGGCGCAATCTTCGGCGCGCTAATCTGACCGCATGGCCGAATACCGATACCTGACAGTTGATGTTCTAAGCAACACGGTCATCGGTGAACTACAACTCACAGGCGTGTCATGGGGTGAGGCACTCAACAACCCCGGCGAGTTCCAAGGTCATCTGTTGCTGTCTGATTCGCGCACCATCAACGTGATTGGTACACGCGACGCAGGCGACGAGTTCACTCTTGACTGGACAACTGAACCGGCACGCGTCGCGCTCTACGTTGAACGTGACGGTGTGATCGTTTGGGGTGGGATCATATGGTCACGGCAGTATGACTCAGGTTCGCAAACGATGGTGCTGACAGCGCGCGAGTTTGAGTCGTACTTCGATCACAGGCGCATCGTTGACACCAACGTGTTCGCGACCGGCACCGACCAGTTCACTCTTGTCAAGACATTGGTGGATGCGGCAGCGGTCGCACCGTCCGGTGACATTGGTATTAGCACAGCTTCGATCGGGACATGCGGGCAAGGCATCGCCAACGTGTTCGCTGTCTACGGCTTTGAGAAACGCAACCTAATGGAGACCATCCGCGAGCTATCAAAACAGGACGCGCCGTACGGGTTTGATTACACCGTGACCGTTGCGTACGACTCCAACTACAACCTGACTCGTTCGTTGCAGTTGTTCTACCCGCGCAAAGGTGTGTCGTACTCACCGAGTAGCCAGTTCGTTCCGGTGCTTGAGTTCCCCGGTTCGATCATGCGGTACTCATGGCCGGAAGATGGCAACTCGGTCACGAACCGCCTGTTCGGATTCGGTCCCGGTTCTAACGATGGGCAGTACATCAGCACGCAGTCAACATCGGTGGCGGGTTACCCGTTGCTAGAGGATGCTGTGTCGTACTCAAACGTGCCTGACCCAAACGTGGTGGATGCGTTGACGAAAGCTGAGTTGAACGCCCGCAATCAGCCGGTCACGGTTCTGTCTGCAACGTGGTGTCCGACGACTGATCCGGTGACGGGCGCGTGGGTGTCACCAAACTTTGGTGACTTCCAGATCGGTGACACGTTCCGCATTCGCATCACGGACGCACGGTTCCCCGGCACTCTTGAAACACAGTTACGGTTAGCGAAGTTTGATGTGGCTGTCGGTGACAACGGCACCGCCGAGTTCGTCACCGGTTCGTTCGTTATCGCCACCTACTAGGCTGCGCGCATGGGCATCCTCAACTCGGCACCATCGCTCAACAAGATCATCGGTGACTTGCAGAACCGTGTGTCGAATCTTGAACGGTCAAAGCGTGGCACTGTGCCGGTTGTGTCGTCGGTGGCAGCGTTCCCGCAACAACCACAATCGGGTGACCTCATGTGCGATGCCAGCACAGGGTTCCTCTATGTGTTCGTGTGGGACGGCAGCACTACGTTGACTGCGAACGCATCGTTCACGACTGGTGCGTTGACGTTGACGGTTGCTAATCGCACAGGGTTCAAGCCCGCACAGTCTGTCAAGGTCACGTTGGGCGCAACTTCGTATTGGGCGGTTGTCGCAACAACGCATGTGGCGGCGACTGGTGCTGGCACGATTGCGGTTTCGTTCCCAACGATCACAGTCCCATCGGGTTGGACACCGCCTACGAACCCGACGACGTTCACAACTGGTAGCACTGTGATCGGTTCGTCGTGGCGACAGATTGCGTGTGTGTCTGACCTCATCGCGAAAGGTGTGCTCGGTACGACTGCGGGTGCGGGCGGCAACTCGGCTGTCGGGTCGAACACGGGCGGTGTGGGCGAGATCATTGGTACTGGATACAAGGCACGCTGATCGGTACACTGTTCACATGAACAACCAGTCGTTAGATCAGACAGTCAAAGGTGCGTTCGTTGGTGTTCTCACTTGGGCGATGGTTCGGTGGGAACTTGACCCTGTGTTGATCGGTGCGCTTGGCACGATCGCAATGGCGTTGCTTGCTGAGGTATCGAAGCGGGTTGGTGTGCGCGGTGTTGCTTCGTTCTTGGCGACTCCTGTTGAACCAACGGTGTGACCGGTGGCGACTCGCGTTGACGGCATCGACGTATCCCGTTACCAAGGGAACGTGGACTGGCACGCTGTGCGTGCCTCATGTGCAACGCCTGACATGGCGTTGGCCGCATGGAAGGTAACTCAAGGCACTCACACGCTTGACCCGACTGCTGCGACGAACAGAACTGGTGCAGCGACGGCAGGGTTTCGTTGGCGTTTCGGTTACCACTGGCTGTCTGCGAACACTGATGCAATCGCACAGGCGGATTGGTTCTTGTCGAAGTTCTGGCCAATGGCTGACGGCGAAGGTGTCATTCTGGATTGCGAAGAAACAGGCATCACAGTTGCGCAAGTTGTTGCGTGGTGTGAACGTGTCGAAGCAGTGACTGGGCGACCTGTTGCGATCTATACCGGTGTTCATGTTGCGGGCGGTGCGATCTGGAACAGTGCTGCGATCTTCGGTTCGGGCAAACGTATGCGATGGGTCGCTGCGTATGTGTCCGAGACAAGAGTTCGCAAGGCGTGTGAGCCGTACGGTTTCGATTGTTGGCAGTGGTCGTCATCTGCGACTGTGCCGGGTGTGTCAGGTCGCTGTGATGTGAACTTGATTGAGCATCCGATCATGTGCAATCTTGCGACCGGCGCAGTGGTTCCCTCGCCACCTGCGCCACCTATCCCTACATCATCTGCGCTACTCGGCGCGTCTACTCAAGGAGTTTTCATGCTGACCGTTGTTGCTTGTTCTGATAACAAAGCAGATCCGCAGCGTTGGGTTTGGAACGGCATCGTCAGGCATCACATCACTGACGAAGCCGAATACATGAACCTCGTTGAGTCGTCAATGCTGAACCCAAAGTTCACACTGGCTGCACCGAAGTGGATGACCTTGTTGCAACTCGCCGCCATCCCTCTTGTCTGATGGACTGGCGCGCGTTCAATGACGCGTTTGCGATCACCACGATTGCGGGTGCGTCATCGTTCTTGGTGGCGACTGCTGAAACGGTGACGACGGACAGCACTACCGTGTTCAGTTCGCTTGGTGTGTTTGGTGCTGCGCTCGCAATCGCTTATTTCATGCTTAAGCGTGGCGATAAAAGGGAACAGGAACTAACCGCTCACGCGCGTGAGGATGCTGTGGCGGCGCAGAAAGCGGTGGCGCAGGCGTTGGCGATGGTGACCCGGTTGC